CCTGACAGGCTTCCGTCTTCAGATTTGGAAACGGTATCGTACCTGTCTTTGCCGACATGAAACTGTCATAGACCTGAACTCCGAACGCAAACGGGTACCCGCGAGCCAACGACTCCCGCAGATTGTGCAGCGTCTCCTCATTCGTTGATCCGGCTAGGTTGGCGTACTCCGTCACCTGCCATCGCGAGGCGTCGGCGTAGTAGGCCAGCGAAGGCTTGTCCTTGAATCTGCTCACGTCGTACGGCCAGATTTTCTCGTCGCCCACGCCGTTGCGGGCCATCACCTTGATGCCGGTGCGCAGATAACTTCCGCTGTCCTGCCGGACATAGAACAGCCCCATAGCGCGGCGTTCGTCCCAGTACAGGCCGAGGCGGGAGAAGTTGCGCGGAAGATCCCCGCCGTTTTGCGCCATCGCTCGGAACTCCATGCAGCCCGCCAGCGCGTTGGCCGTACAGGAGCCCAGCTCGCCCTGATCGTACACGGAAGAGCATTCGTCAGTTAGATCGACCGATGACGGAATTGCGATTGCCGCTTTCAGAAACGGGGTGAATTCGCGCATGAGGATGTCGCGCCCGTCCTTGGGCTGGAACCGATAATTTAAAACTCTTGTTGCGCTCATAATGGTCATCCTTACCGGCTGTGCTTGCAACTGATGATCGCGTCCTTGACTTCGATCATAATCTTTTGATTGTCGGACATCATCACCTGATTCTGAGTGAGCAACCGCTGGTTCTCCACGATGAGTTTCAGGCCCTCGCGGCAGATGACGCGAATCAGATAGCCTACGATTGCGAAGCACCCCAGCAGGCACAGTATAAGAATTCCGACCGTCCCCATCCTGTCAGCGCGTTCGGAAACTGAAAGCGCGTCCCCCAGTTCGACCGCTTCCGCGATGGACACGAGGCATATCGATCCTATGGCGAGCGCGGCGTACAGGAGATACCGCGCCGCCGAAACCTGAAACCGCTCCGATAATTTCCAACTCATATCAAAATCCCTTTCAAAAAAAAACTACCCGGACAGAACGGACTCAGAAACCATCCGGGCCCGCCGCGTTGTGCGGCGAAGTCAAAATCCCCATTTTTTTTTCAGGTAAGCCGATAAAGTTTCCACTTCTGAAGCTGATAGGACACGCCGAAAAGCGAGAATTTCCCCGATGCTACACTTGGCGTAAATCAACGGCGTGCCTCCGCTGTTAAGTGCTCCGATCATGTATCCGCAAGTGAAGTTAGCACCCGAACCGGTCTGGGTTTCGGAATAGATCTCTAATCCCGCGTCGTAAATTCGTACGTTCGAGCCGTCATGCGTGCCGGCAAACACATGATACGTCGTGCCCCACTGACTTGATGCTGCCACGTTCGCCTCCGTGCCAACGCCAGCGCCCATATAGATCGATAAACGCATTCCCCAATAACTTCGCGTGTCCGTACCATCACGCGTACCGGCTATAATCTCGCCGCCTGACATTTTCGCCACGCAGATAAACGTCGTCCCGGTCGCGCTTAGGAAACCCGTGAGCAGGTAGTCGTCCTGGTCGAAGTACATCGTCGCGAGACCGTTGCGCAACTCGCTTGTGACGGGCGTCGTTGTTATCGCACCGACTTGCACCGCATGATTGCCGATTCCAGATTTATCGGCCCATGCCGTTACATTTGTACCTGACAGCGTAAGCGTTGATGCGTCCGAAGCGTCCAGCCATAACGATGGAGACAACGACAGCGGCGTCCACGCCGACGAAGCCCTCGCGAAATCCTCGTCGAAGTCCAGATGCCACTGGGCATGGGCTCCCAGAGCAAACGCCAACGCCAAAATCGATAAGAGGTTTCTCACAGTCCCACCCCCTTCCAGACGCAGTTGGCGGCGCGGCGGAACAAAACGGTGTTCCAGCAAGACGTGCCGACAGCCGGTACCGTCGCGTAGGTGACGACGTTGGTCGCGAAAGTCACGGCGTTGGTGCCGCTGAAAAAGTTTAGGCTGACCCGGCAAACGCCCGTCGTCGGGAACCCGGTCGTGTCGAGTTGAATAACGGTGGGTGCGGCGATGGAAAGCGAAGGTTGCGACCCCGTCGCGACGGACACGGTGGCGGTACCGTCGGCAGGGACAATCGCGCCGGAAAAGTCCCGGCTGACCGCAAGCAAATCGGTCGTCACCGCGTTCGTGGCCGCGACGAGCGACGCCGCGCTGGCCTTGGCGTTGAGCTGCGCCTGAATATTCGCAACGTCGCCAGTCGTGGCGGCGTTTCCGCCCGTGACAGTTGGGTTGACAAGAAACTGATTGGTGGAAGTTCCGCCGGTGTGAAGAAGATACTGCCGGTGCTGATTTCCAGAAACCAATTCGTGGTTTATCCACTCAAAATCGTATTCTTCCGCGGTAACATAATCTGCCCGTGCGTAGAACCACCAAGGTTCGAGTACGGACTGCACGACCCAGTTCGTCCCAGCGACGGCCATCCAGTTCGTGTGATTGACGTATGTCCAAGTCTCGGGCACGACGTTCGTGATAGCGGCAAGCGGAATTCGGAAAAGCTCGTTGGTGGTGCCAATAATATCCAAATTAATGGTGGCACTTCCAATAGCGGCGTTGAACGCCGATAACACATAACTGCTTTCTGGCGAGAACCACAGTGAACCGTTTGGCCCAATTATCTGCCAAGATTCTAGTCCGCTGCCGCTAGCCGACCATGCCCCATCTGTAAACGGAAAAACGTTGTTTGTCCAAGACGGACGTGTATGCATAACCGTCTCTTCAAAATCGGACGACAGCGTAACGGTGTAATTCGTGTACGCGACAACGTTGATTTCGTACACGACAACGTTCGTTCCACCTTCCAGAACGGCAAACCTGTTGTTCTCGCTCCAAAGCCTAATCGGCTTGTACGCGGCCAGCTGCGCCAGCGCGTTCGTGTCGGCCTCTTCGGTGATCCACGCCTGATGCGCCGACACCGTCCAGCCGTTTGTGCTCGCAGGCTGCAACGCGGAATCCGCCTTCGCGCCCTGATTCGTCGTCGCGGCCGTGAACGACGGGCTGGACAACAGCGAATGCGAGTCGCCGTTGACCGTTATGTGGGCCATCGTGAAAGCGGATAGCCAGCCCATAAGACTGTCCACGTTTCCCGTCACCGACGCCTTCTCTCCCGACGTGAAATGCGCCGCCGCGTCCGCGACGTGCGCCGCCGGAGCGAACTCATCCGCGTTCGTAAGAGCCGCCGCGATGCGCTGACGCTCATCCGCCCGAAGGTGTAGGTTGGTGTCCGCCACGTGCGCGGTAGCGCCCGCCAGATCGTTCGACGGGCCGCTGCCGTTTTCCAGCGCGTCCGCCGTCACCCCGCCGTCAATCCTCACTTGGATCCCGTTGACCGTCACGCTGCCGCCGAAACATCCGGACGCGGCAAACAAAAACGCAATGGCGCATAATGATCTTTTCATAGATTTCCTTCTTTACGGCAAAACTATTTTTGCCCAATACTGACCGTTTGAAAACGTCGCTCCGAGCAACAGGTTTGTCAGCGCGGGCGGAATGTTCGTCGGGCTGTACGCGTAGGCCGCCGACGCGCGCGCAACCTCGTCCGTGCATACTTTTTCCGCGATCTCCCGCCGCGTTCTTTCCGCCGTCCACACCGTGTTCGTCCCCGGCATAGAATTCTGCGTGTACTCTCCGTCTTCCGCCAAAACGAAAACAGCCGCCATGCACGCCGCAAGCGCCGCCGCCGTTATTCCGTGTTTCATCGCCTGTCTTCCTTTCCGGCACGGGAGGTCGATCGTCCGCCCCTACACCGCCTCGATCGCGTCTTTGACCGCCGTAAGCTTGCTCTTCACGTCCCCCAGGCTGTCCGCGTCCGTCGTATCGGCCACCGCCGCCGCCGCCGCCTTCATCGCGTCCACGCGTCCCGAAAGCTCCGTCACCGCCGCAAGCGCGTCCTCCTGCGCCGGCGCGTACGCCGCCTTCCCGCCGCCGGGGTAATAGTCCTCGAAATCTCTTCTGTCCGTCGTCATACTCTCGCCTTCTCTCTAACAGCCTAACAGTCTTAACCCCTAACAGCCTTCTACTCGCTCTCCACCCCTTCCGTCCCCGTCCGCCCGATGGCCCGGTTCTCTCCGAACTGCGTCGCCTGCTGCGCCATCGCCGTCAGCCACTGCTCCAGCATCGCCCGCTTGTCCTGCGCCATGTCGTCGAACACCGCCGGATTTTGCTCCTTGAGCTGCTGATACCACTGCAGACGCGCCGCGTAATTCCAGTTCCCCTCCGTGTCCATCTCCGGCATCGCCCCCGCCCGGATCATCGAAAGGTTCTTCGCCTCGTCCATGATCTCGCGGCTTCCCGCCTGCGCTTCCGTAATCAGCGCGTCGTCGGGCATGTTGGGATACAGGCTGCGCATCGTCGTCTCGATGATCGGCCGTTTGTTGATGATCTTGTCGCTGTCCATCGGAGCCAGAATCATTCCCACGGCCTTCGCCTTCTCGATCACGGCCGTCGGGTCCAGATCGTCCGCGTTGAACGCCACCTGCACGCGGAAGCGCCCCAGCACCTGGTCGCGCCGCAGACCGTTAACGCCGCGCCCTTCGTCCGTCACGCTTGCCAGCCAGTCGTCGCTCGCGTTGTCCTGGGCCAGCTCCACCATCATCCGCAGCACGTCGTACGCCTGCGCCATGAACCACTGCGCCTCCTCGCGCCTCCGCAGCCCCGGCGCCTGCTCAGGACCTTCCGGCCTCGGCTCGCCCATATAGTCCCGCACCTCTTCCGCGATCTCCCCGTAAATCTTCAGCGCCGTCTCCGGGACCTGCGGCGGCGTCATGAACCCGATGTTCTCGTTTATCCGCAGGTCGATCCGCTTGAGCGGCGACATGTAGGAGTTCCGCTGTGCGTTCGTCCCCTTCGCGAACCACGGGGGCAATCCGCTGATGATCCCGTTATCCGTGCAGACGTCCCGCAGCTTCTTCGCCGCCCCCTGATGCGGCCCCACCAGCTCGGGAATGCCGCGGCTGTCGATCAGAAACTTGTTCATCACGTCCCGCTGGAAATACTTCGCCGGCCACTTGCCGCGCGTGCCGCGTATCAGTTGGCGACCGAAAGCCGTCACGTCCTTCGCGTGACTCACCACCGTCACGTACTTCGCCTTCACGCCGTCCCCGTTCACCGCCGTGTGATACACGTACACCACCTGCCACAGATCCTTCTTGCGGTCACAGTCCGTCGCGCGCCCGACCGCGTCCTCCACCACCGCCAGCCCGTTTCCGCCGGAAAGCGTCGCCTCGATGAAAGCCGCGTCCCACTTCTCTTCCGTCTCCTTCGCCTCCAGCTCCGAGCGCGTCAGCCACTCCGTCCGGAACCACATGCCGCACCGCTCGAAATCCGTCGCGTTGTCAGGTATGATGAAATCCTCGCCCATCCGCCACGCCTTCAGCACCGGCCCCTCGTCGCCGTAGACCCGCACGGGAAACTCGCTCTCCCCGTCCTTGATGAGCTCCCGCACCACCCGCGCCGCCGCCGCCGGCTTGATCCCGAACGCGGCCGCGATCATCCCTTCGGCTTCCGAACGGTCGCCCTCTCCCTCTTCCAGCAACAGCCGCAGACGCGTCACGCTGTCGTCCAGCGCCGCCGTGGGCGCGATTCCCTCCCGCTGCGCTCCCGCCGTGCGCGCCGCCGCGTACATCTCGACCAAATCTTCGCCCGTCAGCGTCTTGTATTCCATGCGCTCCTCGCGCACCCACTCCGCCGACATCATCGCCGCCGCAGGCGAGTCACCCAGATAATAGCTCGCCAGAATCTTCCACTGCCGGTACCACTCCGCCCCCATGTTCTTGATCATCCACAGCAGCATCACCGTCAGGTTCCCCGCCAGGCTTCCCGCCTTCGCCCCCACCGCCTTCACGGAAATGTCAGCCGCCGCAAGCCCCGTCATCAGCACCGCGCTCTTGTCCAACACGATCCCGTCCGCCCACCGTATCCGCTGGTCGCTCGCCCCGTTGAACGGCGTCGGCGTCTCCCCGTCATTGTTATCCGCCCACAGCCGGCCGTCCGGCCCCTGCCCCCTCCACAGGCAATGACGCGCCTTCAGACCTTCCACGCGCTTATCGAAAAAGCTCTGTGCGCGGTCGTTCCACTGCAATATCTTGCGGCGGATCTCGCCCATCTCCTCCGGACCCACGGCTCCGTCTCCGTCCGCCCGTCCCAGCGCCTGATCGTTCGCGTCAAATCCCGACATCGCTTTTTCCTCTCAGTCTCCCTCACAGCCTAACAGCCTTAACCCCTAACCGCCTAAAAAGACGGGCGCATCCCTTGTCATCCGTGGGCCGGATTATGGGAGGATGCGCCCGTCTCGGAGGAAACCGTACGGGCGGCCAATTGGCCGCCCCTCTCTCTACGCCGCGAGATCGGCCGCCGCCGCCGCGTGGATCAGCGCCTGCCCCATCGGGTTCAGACACCGCAACCGCGCCTCAAGCTCGTGATACCCGCGCGGACCCGCGCCCGTATCCAGCTTCGAGCAGTCGATGTGCGTCATCCGGTTGAAGTAGGCGATTTCCCACATGGTCATGTCCGCCAGTATTCCCGACGTGTGCGTGTACTTCGTGGTCGGCATTCCCGCCGCCGTGTGGTCGCAGAACAGGCGCGGCATCCACACCGTCTTCAGCGTGCAGCCGTCGAACGTGAACAGATCCACCATCACCGAAAACTCACGCGAATTCTCGATGTTGACCTGCCGCTTGTCCTCGATCGCGTCCGTCTTCTCCACTTTCAGCGGGAAGAAGCTCATCTTCTGCTTCAGCTTCAGTCCGCAGAACCCCATCAGGCTCACCGGACCGTTCCGCTGGATCGCCGCCGCCAGAAGCATAGAACGAAGCTTATCCTCGTCGAACGCCTCAAGTGCGCCGTCGTAAACCTGATCCGCAGTCGGACGCACCGAGGCGTCGACATCCTGCACCGCGTGCGCGTTCGGGCTCAACCACGGAGGCATTGCCCGCGTGTACCGTACGATTTTCCCGTCCACCGTCGCTTCCGCCGCCTCCTGATTCGACCCGATCACCTTTTCCACGCCGATCAGCAGATTGCGCGCGTCGTAAGCGATCTGATCCGCCTTCGCACCCGCAACATCCGCCGCGCTGCGCGCCAGACCGTCCGCCCGCTGCTTGCTCACGTGCCAGCCCGCGCTGCGCATGATCTGACACTTTCCGTCCACATAGATCGGAACCTGCGACGTGAACCCCGTCGTTTTGTCGACGCCCTCGCCGACCGCCGGATTGTCTCCCGTCGGAAACGGCTTGATCGCCCATTTGTCGTCCCAGTTCTTGACCGTCTTTCCTTCCGGCATCAGAGCCAAAAGGGGACAGTCATCCTGCACGGACCGCACCACCCCCGAGTGGTAATCCAGTTCCTGCATCAGCATCGATGTCGTATACAAAGCACCCATGATAAAACTCGCTTCTCCCCGGCCCACGAAACGGCGCGAACGCGGGCACCCGCCCGCCCAAGCGCCTCCCTATCTGTTACCCGCCGCCTTCTGCTTCTCCAGATCCTGACGCCGCAAAGCCTCCTCCAGCGGCATCTTTCCCGCCGCGGCCAGCGCCATGAAGTTCGTCCCCTTGCGAGGAGACGCGGCTTCACGCAAGGCCGGCTCATCTCCGGGAGCCGGATTGCGCCGCGTCTTGTCCGCGCCCTCCGTCTTCCGCTTGTCCGGCGTCTCTGTCCGCTTACCGGACTCCGGCGTCCACCCGCGTTTCTTCGCGGCAAGACCCAGCTTCCAGATTTTCGCGGCCTCTTCCGCCGCCCGCGCCTTCACCGGACCGTAACGCTTCTCCAGACGCTCCGCCTCGTCCTCCCAGTCCGAAGCCTGGTTGACGACTTCCCGCCGCGTCATCTTCCGCCCTTTGACCTCGTACTCCTCCGCGTCCGGGTCATTGCGCAAAAGCCGCTGGAAAAAGCGATTGTTCGCCTTCGCGCTCTCCATCTGCAATACGCCCTTGGCCGCGTCCGCCGTCAAAACCTCCGGCATCACCCCGGCCTCCTGCGCGGCCTTCAGAACCGTATCGCCGTCCGCGTCCCCGTACCGCTTGCGGTAATCCTCAAGTTCCCGGTTCGTCTCGGCATACTTCTCCTCGGCCTCTTTGCGGCCGCGCTTCTCCTTCGCCAGAAGGCCGTTGACGACCGACTGCTGTTCCGGCGAGAACTTCGCGCCGCCGACTTTACCCTTCGTCTCTCCAGGATCTTCGTCCTCGTCATCCGCATCCGGATAAACCTCACCGGCCGCGTCGACAAGTCCTTCCGATCCGTCACCGTCATCCTCACCGCCCGTGTCACCCCCGGCGTTCGGGTCATCGTCAATCACTTCTTCTTTGCTCATACTGTTACCCCGTATTCGGTTTTCCGCAGAACAGTCTGCGTGCTTTGTGATTTCTCTCTTACACCCGCTACACAAAAACAATCAAACGCAAAAACAGACGCCGCGCGACATTCGCCGGATGTCCGGCAAATCTCACGCGGCGACCTTCTTTCATTACCACTTTGGCCCGTATTATGCTTTCGCGCCTTTCGTTGTTTCACTTTTCAATCTGAAAGCCTAATAGTCTTAACCCCTAACAGCCTTCTCCCATTACCTTCCTGCGTCCCATCCCCCTCCCCCCTCTCCCGTTGAACGTTGAGCGTTGAACGTTGAGCGTTGAGCGTTTCTCCCCCCCCCGCCCCCTCCCCCCGCCTCCGGCCTCTCCCTTTCCTCCGATCTCCGATCTCCGTACTCCGACCTCCGATCTCCGCCGCTTCCCTTTATCCTGTACCACCCCATGAACCAATTCCGCTCCGGCGCCGGGTCCATCACCAGCACGTTCATGTCCCGCGCCGGCGGATTCTCCGTCAGACCGCTCTGAAACAGATACCGCAGCGTGTCTATCGGCTCCTTGCAGGCCCCCTTCTGTCCGTCACCGTCAGAACCCATATAGTTTTCCATGGCGAAAATATGATTCTTGCACTGGTCGCTGAACATAAGACCAGGCTTCTTAACCATCTCTCCTTCCTTTCCGCGTTCCCATGCTAAAGCGGAATTTATACGGTCCTCTCCGCTGATTATTTTTCTTCCGCTAGCCGGTTCCCACGACATGCCCGCCTCGTTCAGCAGGTCGATCAGCGTCTTGTCCGCCATCATCCCGATCTTGCTCTGTACGCACGCCCGCCCGTCAACGATACGGTACGTCACGTTTTCACGGCTCCCATGAATGTCACTCCATGTTTCAAGATCATCGTCATATGGTATTGGGCAACCTCCTGAAAAATATCCAGGGCACCCGTCCGCACACCAGTCTTCCCAATCCCTCCAACCTTCAAGCCGAGCGATTTCGAACTTGTACCGCAGAACGCCGAAACCGAACGATTCCTGCCCCCCGTCCGGATCACCGTCGTTCAGCCCCTTCTTGCGGCTGCTCCGCTTCGCCCACGGATCCGGCACCCCGTGCCCCGCCACCTCGTCCGCCCCCGGCCACTCCCGATAGCACAGCACCTCGTACGAACAGGAAATTTCCTGCCCCTGCATCGCGACCACATGCACCGCCCGGTCGAACGTCTTGAACCGCTTCCCCTTCGCCTTCAGCGCGATCCCGTACACCCGCTTCTTGATCTCGTCCAGCGCGTTCGTGTTCGACTCCGCCTTGCGTATCACCTCCATCGGGTTCCCGTACGGATTGTCCCGCCCGTGAAACCACACCACCGCCTTCCCCGCGTCCCTGCACAGCGCCACCCTCGGCACCGTCTCCCACACGCGCCCCGGCTCCGCGTTCTCGTCAATCTCCCGCCACGGCTCCATACCCCACCGGACGCAATCCTCCGCACGGCTCGACGGAACCGTCTGCGGCATATCGTCCCGCATGTCCGACCGCCTCAGCAGCTGCTCGTACTCCCCGCGCGAAAGACCCAGCGCACGCCACGGCAGCGCCCTGCCCCCGTCCCTCGGCAGCATGTACGCGTGACTTCGGCGTATGATCCTCATCCCGTCCAGATACTCCGCCACCGCCGGCGTGTACCCGCTGATCGGCGTAAACCCCGTGATGATCCGCCCGTTCACGCTCGCCGTGCGCATCCGCAGCGCCTCCAGCCAATCCTGCGGCACCTCCTCGTCCATGCAGGCCAGATGACACTCCGTGCCTTCCAGCGCGTTCTCGCGCCGCTGCGTGTAAAACAAAAACTTAAACTGCGTCCCCATCCGGTTCACAAACGAATTGCCCGTAAACCCGTTCTTCTCCGAATACTTGATATACTCCACGCTGCTCTTCAGATCCCGTCTCCACTCCTTCGGAAGATACCGGTACATGCGCGCCTGCACCGTCTCCAGACTGTTCTGCCACTGCTGGCTACCGAACCACACCCGCCGGTTCGTGTCCATCCCCACCTCATGCGCCGCCTTCGCCTGAAAGTCCGTCTTCGCCGCCCGGTTCGCCCCGTTGATCATCAAGTCAACGACATACCGCGGCAGATTCATATTGCTGCACAGCCTGTCCCTCCATAACTGCCAGCACCGCGCCTCGTCGAAACCCGTCCGCCAGGCCAGCGCGTGACGGATCATGTCCGGTATCCGCTCAAGCCCCAGCATCGCCCGGCACACCAGCCAGATATCCGGCTCATACCCGAACCGGAACGGGTCCCCCCGCGCCGCCGCGATATTCGCCGCCCGCTCCCGCAGCAGCTCATCCGCCGCGTCCCCCTCCGAAACGCCCCTCTCATCCGCCCGCTTCCTGATCTCCGCAATTCCCGGCGCCGTCCAAAACGCGTCATTCTCAAGCTCATTCATGTCGTTCATCCTCCGTCCAAAGAAGTTGCAAAAAGCTATATTCTGTTGTTAGACGATCTTTCCGCCGTGGCGCAGTCCGCGCGTTCTGTTCTTTTCGAGCTTCTCGGCAATGCGAGCGTCAAGCCCGATCCCGAGCCCTTCGCACAGGTCGAGCACGCGTATAACCACGTCGGCAAGCTCTTCCTCGAAATTGGGCTCGTTGCGGTTACGCACGGCCTCGGTGGCCTCTGCCACCTCCGTGTGGATCAGCGCCAGACAGGTGCAGACCTTACGCACGGCGGCGACGTTGCCCATCACCATGTCGGTATAGTCTTCGTGTGTGCAGCGGTCCCAGCCGTTGAGCTTATTGACTTCTGCCGTCTCTGCCATCAGTTCGCACAGGTTCGACTGTGCCAGTTCAAGAAACGTCTTCATGTCTTTACCCTTTCGTTAAAAACCAACGTCTAACCAAGCCTTAGAGCGGACTGGCTACAGCCGCTCACGGCTGGTGTTCGGAACACAAAATGAACCAGAAAAAGACATGGTGCGAAGTACTAAGCGCCGCTGAGAGAGGAGAACTTGAAACGGCGGATGCAGACACACTGCGGCTTTACCTGAG